ACTAAGTCCCCTGCTAGAGGAGCACCAGACCCATTCTTTAGTTTAATTGTGCTAGCCATGTTTAGACCACCTCAAATTTGTTTGTTCTAAAAGGAAGGAGCTTCTTAACTAAAAGTTCTTAGGCTAAAAAGCTTTAGTTAAAAAGGAAAACGCCCCCGAAGGGGCGAAGACGTTTAGCCGTTGACAGCTAGGACAAAGCCAGTCTCAGGACGCAACACCTCTACACCGAACAAGCGGTCAGCGGTGTACAGCGTAGCAAGGAAGTCCTGCTTGTACTGAGTCTGTGAACGTACGCCGATCTGCTCAGCCATCACCATGGTGTCTTTGTGGCCCAGGATAGCGCCACGGATAGCGTCACCAGCGGTGTTTTCAGCAGCGGTTTCGAGGGTGGGGCAGTTGCTGGTTACGTATACGTCAATGCCGTACAAGTTACCAATCTTACCGTTAACAACACCACGGCCATCTACGAAGTCAGAAGACACATAACGATCAATGCCCATGATTGCGTTGCGCAGCGAAGGAGGAATAACGAAGAAGCGTCCATCCATAGGAGCATCTGCATCATCCATCTTCTGAATCAAAGCACGGAAGCCAGCGTCGGTGAAGACGTCTGAAGTGGTTACAGTGTCAGCAGCGTAAGCAGTTAGACCGCTTGAAGCATCGACGTAGTAGCTGTTGCTGTGTACCCAGTCAACAGTGCCTGAAGCGCCGTCACCAAACTTCTGACCTAGTGAAAACAACTCGTCGTCCACTTGCTTAGCCAACGCATAACCAGCATCAGCAGTGTAGAACTGACGTAGTGACGCAAGCGCTTGTGCTTCAGTGATGTCTTCGATCAAACGTGAGTATTCGAAGTGCTTGTTAATGCTAACAGTAACTTCGCTTTCAGCGCCGTTCTGAACAGTTACAGCTTGGTTTTCTACCTTCGCATTCGCAGTGCCACGAACAGGCTTAGGAATGTGGATGGTGTCGCCCTTCTTACCTTGCATAGACATCTTTTTAACAAGGTTAGCAAGTACAAGGTTCTTCTCATACGCAGCAACAACTTCGTCACTCCAGATCTCTGGAATAAACGTTGCCGCAGAAGTGTTATCTACAAAACCGCCAGTAGCGGGATAAGTTGAAGTAGCCATTTAAAATCTCCTAAAGATTATTAGCGTACCCTGCCTTCCGAGTATGCTTTCATAATTTCATCTGAAAGCGCCTGGTATCGGTCAGGGTCAGTTTTCATAAGTTTAATAATGTCAGAACGACGATAGATCTTCCTAGATGCTTCGCCACTGCCACGAGCGTTACCTGTTGAGGCGCTCTTGACTGCCTGCTTACGTCCTTGCTTTTCAACTTCAGCGGTTTGCTTGACCGTTGCTTGACGCTCCTTCCACAATGAGAATAGTTCGTCAGCGGCTTCGTAATCGTACATTTGATCCGCTTGAGTTAAAAGCTGTGTCCTAATCTTAGAAGCTTTAATCCATTCTAAGAACTTATCATCAGCGACGATCTGTCCCATGTCTGGATGTTTAGCTTGAAGCTGATTGAGTGCTGTTGCTTTTTTGTACTGCTGAGCAATCTCTTCAGCTTCTTTAATCTTAGGATGACTATCAATCATCTTACGCGTTGATTCTTTCGGATCTGCGAAGAAGTCTAACTCGTCTTCTGGTTCGGGTGCTGATTGTTGTGAGAGTTGTGTCTGCTGCTGAATAAACGTATCAACTACTTTTCGAAGCTCACCGACTTCACTGCTCTGTTTACCTAAGAGCTTTTCAGCCTCTTGGTGCATCCGTACAATCTCTTCTACGGACTTGCCTCGATACTTATCAGGGAGTGCGTCATCAGGGTTATCCTGTTCAGGCTCCTGTTGATCTACTTCGTCTAAGTTTGTAATGTCTACGTTATCCTCTTCAGGACGCTCGTCTATTAGCTGTGCTGCCATTATTAAACCCCGTGCATTCGCATTATGGAGATTGGTTTTGTAGAAGGTCTGCTATGAGTTTATCTTCCGTTCTTGTTGTATCTTCTGCTCTCTGTCTCTTGCCCACTTCATTGTGGCGCCAGGGAAGTCACCGCTGATGTGATCCAAGACAGACTTAACAGGAGATATCACCTTAGATGAAGACTGGCCACAGTCGCACCGAATAACTGTAACGTTGTCTTCAACTAAGTGTTCTGTGTAGTGACCGTTAGGACACTTAAAATCAAACAGCTTCCGCATCGTCTTCGTTAGCTTCTGCTTCAGCTGCTTCCACCTGAGCTTCAATGTTTAAGATGTTAGCCATAACTGCAAGTTGTCCCTTACGAAAGTAAAGGTCTTGTTCGTCTTTAGCCATCTCTACAGAGTTGACGTTAGCAACGCCTTGTCTGATATCATCTAAGAAGATTTTCCAACCTTCAGAGTTGAACATATCTTTTAAGTGGCGGAAGTAGGTTTCTGTTTGCGTATCCACTGTTTCTCCTTATGGGACAGTTGTGTGAGTTTCGTTAAATTGCTTTAACAAGTATATTATATCATACTTTTCAGCAAAAGTCAATACCTAAAATGTGTTAATTATTTACGTTTCTTATTCGTAACCTTCTTGCCAGTACGCTTGGCTTCCTTCTTAGCCGCTTCCATACCCTTTTTAGTATACGAATAATGTTTGCTTCCTACCTTTGGCATTGCCGTCTCCTTACCATTTAACTTTGTCAGCCCAATAAGCTGCACTCATTTTACCCTTTGAAATGTTCTTAGCGTGTCGTGCCTTAAACGACTTGCGTCTGGCCTTCTCAGAAGCCGTCTGCGGGTTTTTACCAGCACCGCTTACACCTTGCTGCCCGAAGCGAATAGTCTTCACCTGGTCGCCCTCCTTCGCTACAACGACGTGTGACTTAGTCGGATGGCTGGGTGTCCGCTTTGGTTTGTTGTACCCGCTTACTCCTGCTCGGCTTAAACGCGAGTCCTTGCTTTTCGACATGTCCTTTTAACTCCTCTAACAAAACATCAAACTGTTTGTGTTTATCTTCTAACGACTTTATCCGCTCAAACAACACTGAGTAACTTGCGTTAATCTCATGCAGTATATCGTTTAACACCTTCTGCGTAATCATATAGCCAACCACTCTCCAAACTCACGAACATACATCAAATGCACTGTCGTGTCTTTTGTGTTTAACGTTAATGTTGTACCGCCGTATTCGGCGATGTTGTATTCTGCTATGTTGTAGTACGCTGCGTTGTAGATGTGAATATCACCTACAATCTGTATAGTGTTGCTTGTTGATAGATGCACTAGGACGGTCTCACGGTCTTTAGGAGTAAAGTTAAGCACGACAACGGCGTCTGCTATGCACTTAAGAATAGATGTTCCAGACGTCGTGTAATCAGCATCTACGACAACTGCTGTAGCACTAGCTAAGTCTGCTCTTGATAACGGTATATAGCTCATTAGATTGCTAACCACTCACCAAATTCGTGTACGTACATTAAGTGAATTGTTGTGTCAGCCTGCTCAACAGCAAGGCTAGCATAGCCAAACTCACCTACGTTGTACTCTGCAATGTTGTAGTACGCTGGGTTGACGATGTTAATAAACCCTACAATGTCAATCTTATCGTCAGTTGCACAGTTGACTAGGACGGTTTCGCGGTCTTGTGGGTTCTCGTTTAAGACAACCGTACACGCCTGTGTGACTTTCAAAATCTCAGTGGTAGATGTCGTGTAGTCTGCTGTAATAATACCAGCTCGTGCATACCCTAAGTCAGCCCGTGACGGCGTACTGCGTGATACAGCGTAGTTAACGTTAATAGGTTGGTCTAGGCTTTTAACTTCACCCGCGTCAATCTCTTTACCGTTAGATAGTTTAATCACTAAGTGACCATCAAAGTCTACAGCAGCGTCTTCAACACCAACGCCGTCTTCACCATCCTGCCCATCTCTACCATCTAAGCCGTTAACGCCTGGATCACCTTTGTCTCCCTTCTCGCCAGCGTCTCCCTTATCGCCTTTGTCACCTTTGTCGCCTTTGTCTCCTTTATCACCCTTAATAGTCTTAACCTCGCTGATCTTCTTCCCTAAAGAATCAGCAAGCTTATTAATCTTATCATCAAGCGCCATTAAGAAGACGTTAACGTTCATTCGGCATCAACCTCTGCATTAGCTGTTGTTCCATCTGTGAAGACGACTCGTCTTTCATCTTCCTAGCTGTCATAGATTGCTCTTGCAATGTCACCTGCTTCTCTTTAATCAACATGTCAGCAATCTTCAAACGACGCTCAAACTCTTTGTCGTCGTCGTTACCTGCTTTAATGTTAGTAGTGATTGCTTTAAGCTTGTCAATCTCTAGCTCTTGTGGAATCGTCTGAGCCTCCACAGCGATCTTCTGAGCGCGTGCTTGAGACTCTTGAGCTTGTCCCTGTAGTGCGGCTGTTTGTGCCGCTTGGAACGCCATCTGAGCTTCTAGCTGCATTTGCTGTGCTTGTTGTGCTTGTGGGTTAGGTTGTGACGCCTGCTCCATAGCTGCAATAAGCTCTTCGCGGTTTGACAAGTTCATGTTGTCGATAATGCTTTGTACAAGTACAGGGTATAGTGGGCTGTCTTGCTTCATCGTCTGCAACAACTGCACCAACTGTGTCACCTCGTACTCACGCGCAATGATACCAAGTGTAGACGACGCATCAAACTTATAGTCGGCTACAGGATAGTTTTCAGGATCAAACTGCATATACCTATAAGCTGCTTTTTGCACAAAAGGTAACAAAAATGACTCTTGGAAGTTAATAAGCGTACGTTTGTGACGCTTGATAATAGCGCCTAAGCCCATTGAAATGCCAGACGCTGTTGCTTCTCCGTTGATTGCACCGCCTAAACCAGCAGAATCAATAGCACCTGTTGCTTGTTGCACCATGCCTTGTAGCGCTTGCGCCTGTGCAAACGTAATTTGATTCACTTGGCCGAAG